GTGGGTATATCGTCCACCACCGTACGATCACCGATCATCAGTACGCTAGACAAACCCACGTACTTGTCATGCGCCATGATTGACATCACGGCTTTTTCAATCCGCTGTTCAGCGGTTAATGCTACATTGAGTGCAAACATGTCAGTCCTCCTTACTTAACGTCTGCTGTAAACAAGTAATTGTTATCCATCGCCCACTGCGTGAACTTGCGATTCTGCATGACGATAGATTGCTTGGCGTACTTCTTCGCACGTACACCATTGGCGAACACACCCTGCGCTTCTTTCGATAGGCGCAACATGTAGTCCATACACTGATCCACCCAGTCACGTTCAAGTGTCGATAACACCTTATACACAACCATCATCACTGCACCTGCACTGGTCGGCACAACTGCGCCATGCGGGTCAGACTTGATCGAGTCGATGGATGGCAACTGATCTGCGAGTCGAGCGAACGCCATCATGTCACCACCTGCTGCGTCACCGATGGTACCGATGAGTGCTGCTTGTAATGCCCTGTCACTGATCTGATCACGTACCTTGAACCAACTACTGGCCGCTTCGAGGGATCGAGGTGTGACAAACGCTGCACGCTGCGAACGTGGGTGATAGATAAAGTCGTTATCGTCAGGATCCTCCATATCACGAAAGTCTGCGAACGCTCGGTCATTGTTACGCGCCCATGCCAGCACGATGGGATCAACCTCGTTGGCGATACCCCACTCGACCCACTCATCAGGCGTAGGTTTAGCAACCTCCACGACAGTCAGGCGATTACCGCCATGTGCTGGTAACAAGTCACCGACACCCTCCTCACCCAAGTTAGTCGTCGCAAAGATAATGCTCTCAGGGTGCAGTGTGTAGCTACCGATCTTGCGCTCGTACATCACGCGGGTGAGCGCGAGCTTCACTGATGGATTGGACTTGAGATACTCGTCAACCATCAAGATGATCGGCTTGTCATTGTGAACACCCAACTCCTCATTGGTCAGATAGCGAACGAACCCACTGCCATCATCGAGGTGTCGCAGATCTGGAATGGTGATGTCACCCAGATCCTTGGTCGTGCAATCAAAGTAGCAGGGTAGGTGATTCGGTAGTGCTTCGGCCAGCGCACCCAGCAACGCTGATTTACCGATACCCATGTGACCCTGTAGCAGAACGGTCTGCTTCACGCCGTTAGCGAGAATCATATTCTCACACTCGGACAGGGGTTGTGCGTACATCCTTTTAGCTGTCATAGCCATGTTGTGTCCTCCTTCTCGGACTGTTGTTTACCACTGTTTTGTTACCACGTAGATCACTAATAAATAGTAAAAGCCGGCTTCCGACATTGGCGATATAGCGTGCTTGTCGAAAACACGTTACTACGTATATCACTAGGGTAGGGCAAAATCCGGTTAATGCCCCACCCCTGTCAGTATGGAATTCCATACTGAGTTACTCGCACAGCTTGAAGTGCCCAATGCGCGTCTCATACCCACGCAACACTTCACCGTCTTCGATGACCACATCCTCACCCTCTGGTGGGATCGGGAACGACACATACTTCCGCGTGTCGATATGCTTGAAGTAATGCGCTCCCGCCTTCGTGTACATATACATGTGATCACGCTGCTGCTCTGGGGTCATACCGCTGACCCGCGCTTCGTAGAACGCTTGATGACGGTTGGTCATTGTCACGTCACGATTCCACAGGTTGTACTCTTGCTCAGAGTATTTCATTTACAGTACCTCCTCTGCTTGTTACCGGAAAAACCTGCACTACATGTCCAATGATGGTAACGACTTAATGACATCATCGATGACCAACTTGGTCTCCGTACGCAGGTGACTATCTTCTTTGAGCGACTCAGGCGATATGGGCAGTCTGCCGACACCACGGAACTGATCTTCGAGCTTCACGCGTATCGCTTCCATCTGAGTGTCACCCGTCAGGTTGCACACCTTGAGCATGTCGATCATCTCAAGCACATTATCGAACGTACCCTGCATGAGCTTCTTGCGCGGCTCACCCTCGTTGTAGTCGAGGCTGTTGTACAAGCGTTCCAGATACAGGCGCGTGCGGTCGAATATCACACCCATCGCGTTGGTTATCTGTCGCTCGTAGTGCTGCTGGTAACTCGTTTTTAGGACGCTCATTTGCTCATTGCCGACATCGACACGAAAGTCACCAGACTCAGGCACAGGTACTTCCGTGACCGTGAAGTGGAACTTCTTGGCGAGCGCGTGTCGCGATAGGTAGTCAGCATCATTGAACAGATCACCTATCTTAGTCTTGGCTTGGATCACTTCCCAATCGTACACATCAAGAAACGCTTGCACCAAACCGTTGAACACTTGCTCCTGCCCCGACATGTGCTGCTTGTAATCGAAGTACAACGCGGTGGGGATCAGGCGTTGACCTAGATCTGACCACGGCATCGTCATGCGGTAGTGCTCGTTCCGCACATTGGCAACGAACTTCTTTAGCGCATCCAACTCACCGCACTCACCCAGTAACATCTTAGTCACGGTGGCTGTGCCTGCATCCGCATTGTTGCGAATAGCGACCTCCGCTGATGCGTCCTTGTCTTTCTTACTACCCGTCCAAACGCCAGCGGTGAACTCAACGAGCATCGCGCTTGACTGAATGGTGGGGGCCGATACTGCTGGTACCGCTTGCAACGTGGTTTGAGTATCCACTGTTGTCACCTCCTGTTTCGTTAATGTTAGTCAGTATGGAATTCCATACTGGGAAGAGTGAAAGCGTAATACCCCCACTCAGAAACATATTATCGCATAGACCTGATACTGTGTCAAACGATGTAATCTTGTGTGATTAAATGTAGTAGGGTGTCAAACGATAAATGTTCTTGAATGTTCTTGTAATGTTCGGTTTTGAAATGACGTAAGTACTTGATAAATAAGTAATGTAGTGAATGTTCGGTAATTTGGGAGATTTACACTCGCTCTTCCTTCTCTCGAAAGAAGGAGAACTTTTGAGAACAATAGTCTGAAAAGATGTTACTGTGAAGGATAGACAAAATAGCATTAAGTACTTTTTTATTTACAGAACATTATAAATAAATATATATATATAGAGCTTTTTTACTGCTACACATTACACCCGATTACACCCGATTACACCAGATTACATGAAACATAATGACGCAAAATGAGGTTTTCAAAACCGAACATTACGGAACATTACGGAACATTACGGAACATTGCTGGTATGGAATTCCATACTGACTTTCTGCGCTACGCTACTACGGGAACTGGTATCAATTTGTTAGTGGGAGTTTGCGCGATGCGCCGCGCTACTACGGGAACTGGTATCAAAAAATTTGAGGCAAAAAAAAGCCCCTCCGAAGAGGGGCCATAGGTTAGTCAGCCTGTTCGATACTGTCGAGGTTAGCCAGTATCTTATCGATGCGCTCAAGGTGAGCCTGCTTATTGAGTCCGGCTGGAAACTCATTCTCAGCATTCATGAGCAGTTTTTTGGATGAGTTCATCAAGGCAGTGAGCCTTTTGGCTGGCGTATTCTCTGCAGCCTTTCGAGCCTTTTCCTTCTCAGCCTCAACCTTGGGATCTTTACCCTCAGCGATTAGTGCGGCCTTAGCCAATCGCTTAGTGAGGGCAGTCTTGAAGTTGGTCAGCCTGCTAGCGACCTGCTCTTGCTCCCTTTTCCGCTCTGCCCATTGTTCGGCGCTACAATCAGCCTTTTTGCTGAGATAGCGGTTCAGCCCAGCCCGGCCGTATTTGGCCTCAGTGAGTTGTTGTTTCAGCCATTCCCTAGTCTCAGTGCCAGGATCGAAATCCACGGTGGGATCCCATCCCTCAGCCTCTAGCCTATCGATTACCACGCCTCGGGCAGTCTCAGCACCATTGGCCTTTTTCTCAAAAGATATGATGCCCTTGGACAGTTCCAGCGTCATCTTGCCGTTGAAACCCATTACCAGTGATCCAGCTTGTTTCTGATTAGCCATAGTTTTATTTCTCTATTTCGTTAGTGTTAGTCAGTATGGAATTCCATACTGGCGAATCGGTGGGCGTTTCCCCCCGATCTGTTAACAAGTTACCACGAGATCCGGCATTGTCTAGAAATAATCGACCCAACAGATCGACGCTGATTTTTTCTGAGGCTCGACCCCTACCCTCCCCTATGCACCCCGTTATCTACTGTGACTCCAGCATTACTCTAGCATTACTAATTTCCACGAACGATGACCAATTTTCTGAGTTTGGACCCCCCACCCCCTCTATATATGGGATGACCCCCCATAGGAGTCCCAACCTCCTTGTACAAAAAATAATTTTTGTGTAAATTTATGCCGTTAGATGCGAGCTAGTGCATATCTATGACAGTGACCGTTGCGCCAGAAGTGGGTATACCGCTATCTGATAACATTCCGTATATGGACCTCCGTATTCGGGCTGAAGCCGCATGCAATACCGCGATACTTCTCTCGGAACACGGGTTAGATATCACACCAAACAAAGAGGATAAGGACGTAGCCGCTGGTATAGCTTTAGATTACGCCGAAAATCCTGCAAGCACCTCTAAGAAAGTGTCTGTAGCGAAGACCGCTAAGATGACCCCTGCATCTTTGATCTTGACCAGTAATATTTTGCAAGAGTTTGGGCAGTCCGTTGCCGAAAACGCTGTGCAGATTAGGCACTTAGTCACAAATAAGTTACTACTAGAGTCAGAAAACCCAGATCCTAGAGTGAGGATTAGGGCATTAGAGCTATTAGGTAAGATATCTGACGTTGGTTTGTTTGCTGAGAAGTCAGAAGTGACCATAACGCACCAGTCAACAGACGATTTACGTGCGAATTTACGTTCAAAACTCCAAAAACTAGTCAATCCCCCTGCAGAACTAGAGGCTCCAGTCGTTATTGAGGGGGAAGTCATCGATTTAGATGCTAAATTAGGTCTAAAACCGGCAAAAACGGCGGATGATGGGGAATATGACGATGAGTGAAGTCGCATTAGACTTTACTGAAGAAGAAATACAGGTAATGCTGGATAACCTAGACCAGTATACGCCAGAAGAAATTACTGAAATCGACAAATTGGTCGATGAGTTAGCGAATCGCAGAGCAAACAAGGCAGCTTACGACGATCTGATAGAGTTCTGTAAGCGAATGCAGCCTGATTATAAGGTTGGTAAGCACCACCGTCGCCTAGCCAAGATGTTAATGGCAATCGAACAAGGTCAGAAGGACAGGATCTGCGTCAATATTCCGCCCCGCCACGGAAAATCACAATTAGTGTCTATTATGTACCCGGCGTGGTTTCTGGGGCGGAACCCTAATAAGAAGGTCATGATGGTGTCGCACACCACGGACCTAGCTGTAGATTTTGGTAGAAAAGTCAGGAACTTAATTAACACCGATGAGTACAGATCCATCTTCCCTACCGTCTCGTTGGCGGTTGATTCTAAGTCGGCTGGTCGCTGGAACACGAACATGGGTGGTGAATACTACGCGTGTGGTATCGGCTCCTCTATCGCAGGACGAGGTGCGGATTTATTGCTGGTTGATGATCCTCACTCAGAACAGGATGTAATCAACGGCAACTTCGAGGTGTTCGAGAAGGCGTACGAGTGGTTCACGTTTGGTGCTCGAACTCGTTTGATGCCGGGAGGTCGCGTAGCAATTATTCAGACTCGCTGGCACATGGATGACCTGACTGGGCGTGTAACGCGAGACATGACCCAGAACGAGCGAGCAGATCAGTATGAGATTGTAGAGTTCCCCGCGATCCTCGACACAGAGGACAAAGAAGGCACGCTCGTGCAGAAACCGTTATGGCCTGAGTTTTTTGACTTGGACGCTTTGCTACGGACTAAGGCGTCAATGCCAGCGTTTCAGTGGAATGCTCAGTACCAGCAAGAACCGACAGCGGAAGAAGCGTCGATAGTTAAACGTGAGTGGTGGCAATCATGGGGAGGAGAAGTTCCTCCGTCTTGCGAATACATTATCATGTCGCTAGATGCGGCGGCAGAAAAGCATAACCGTGCGGACTTTACAGCGTTAACAACGTGGGGTGTCTTCCTAAACGAAGAGACCGAGGCGTATAATATAATACTGCTAAACAGTATTAAGCAGCGTTTGGAGTTTCCTGAACTTAAAGACTTAGCGATGGAAGAGTATCAGGAGTGGGATCCAGATGCGTTTATCGTGGAGAAGAAAAGTGCAGGTACTGCGCTATATCAGGAAATGCGGCGGATGGGGTTACCGGTATCGGAATACACACCGCATCGAGGCTCGGGAGATAAGTTAGCCCGATTAAACTCTGTTTCAGACATTGTAGCGTCCGGTTTAGTTTGGGTACCACAAACAAGATGGGCTGAAGAAGTCATCGAAGAGATTGCTGGATTTCCATTTATGAGCCATGATGACTTGGTGGATTCTACCGTCATGGCGTTGATGCGTTTCAGACAGGGTGGGTTTATTCGTTTGCCGACTGATGAACCTGACGAACAAAGATATTTTAGACAACGCCGTGGTGGTTACTATTAAGAGGCTAAGTTATGGCGATTGAGAAAGGTTTGTATGCGGCTCCCGATGGTCTTACCGAAGGGATGGACGTAGAACTTGAAGGGACTGATCCCGCAGAGTTGGAGATTGAAGTTGTCAACCCAGAGATGGTCACACTGGACGATGGAAGTGTCGAGATTACGATTATTCCTGACGCTAACGTCACTGATCTTATGGATTTCAATGTTAATCTTGCTGAAGTCCTTGATGAAGATGTATTACAAAATCTCGCCAGCGAAGTGCTTGGACTGGTTGAAGCGGACATTGACAGTCGCAAAGACTGGGCTGATACATTTGTCAAAGGACTTGAGGTTCTAGGGTTTAAGTATGAAGAGCGTACTGATCCTTGGGAAGGTGCGTGTGGTGTCTATTCTAACGTCCTAGCTGAAGCTGCAATTCGTTTCCAAGCGGAAACAATGTCTGAAACTTTCCCCGCCGCTGGCCCTGTCAAAGTAAAAATATTAGGCGAAGAAAACCAAATTAAGGTCGAAGCCGCAGAGCGTGTTCGTGCAGATATGAACTACGAACTGACTGAGCGAATGGTTGAGTATCGGTCAGAGCATGAGCGGATGTTGTATAGCCTTGGCTTGGCTGGTTCCGCATTTAAGAAAGTCTATTACGACCCAAACATTGGTCGGCAGATTGCTGTATACATCCCCGCTGAAGATGTTGTTGTGCCTTACGGCGCGAGTCATATCGAAACCGCAGAGCGTGTTACGCACATCATGCGAAAAACCAAGAACGACCTGAAGAAGCTGCAAGCCAGCGGATTCTATCGAGAAGTTGATCTTGGTGAGCCACAGCCCTACCACAGTGACATTGAGAAGCAGAAGGCGGAAGACAGCGGTGTCTCGCTAACTGACGATGATCGTTATGCCGTTTACGAAATCCATGCGGACATGATCATTGATGATATCGACGATGATGAGATTGCCAAGCCTTATGTCATTACGATTGAGCGAGGCACAGGCGAAGTCTTGTCGATCCGACGTAACTGGAACGAAATGGACCCGCTGCATCTGAAGCGTCAGCATTTCGTGCACTACGTTTATGTACCCGGATTTGGTTTTTACGGACTTGGCTTGATCCACATCATTGGTGGTTACGCTAAGGCAGGTACTTCTCTCATCCGTCAGCTAGTTGATGCCGGTACGCTATCTAATCTTCCGGGTGGTTTGAAGGCGCGTGGTCTTAGGATCAAGGGTGATGACACACCGATTGAGCCGGGAGAGTGGAAGGACGTTGATGTACCGTCTGGTTCGATCCGCGACAACATCATGCCGTTGCCATACAAAGAGCCAAGCCAAACGCTACTTGCTCTGTTGAACCAGATTACTACGGAAGGCCGTAGGCTTGGTGCTATCAGCGATATGAACATCTCTGATATGTCGGCCAATGCGCCAGTAGGTACCACACTAGCTCTGTTAGAAAGAACGTTGAAGCCTATGGCTGCGGTACAGGCCCGTGTTCACTACGCGATGAAGCAAGAGTTTAAGATGCTCAAGATCATCATGTCGGAATACGCGCCAGCCGAGTATGGCTACGAGCCGATACGTGGTGCGGTCACCGCTAAGAAAGACGATTACATGATGGTGGACGTGATCCCCGTCAGTGATCCAAACAGTTCGACAATGGCGCAGCGGGTTGTCCAGTACCAAGCGGTGCTGCAGATGGCTCAGTCTGCCCCACAGATATACGACTTACCGCAGTTACACCGACAGATGATTGAGGTGTTAGGCGTTAAGAACGCAGAAAAACTCGTGCCGATGGAGGACGACCTGAAACCAACAGACCCAGTAAGCGAAAATATGGATGCGCTGACTGGTAAGCCGTTGAAGGCGTTCATGTATCAGGACCACGACGCTCACATAGCGACTCATCAGTCGTTTATGCAAGACCCACAGGTCGCTCAGATGATTGGGCAGAACCCGCAAGCTGGCGCAATTATGGCAGCATTGCAGGCGCACTTAGCAGAACATACGGCGTTTAAATACCGTAAGCAGATGGAGGAGAAGATCGGCGCACCACTGCCACCTCCCAACGAGCAATTACCAGAAGACATCGAAGTTACCCTCGCACAGGTTATGGCAAAAGCGGGTACTCAGTTGTCTCAGGCAAACCAGCAACAAGCCGCACAAGCCGCTGCCCAACAGCAGATGCAAGATCCGACTTTCCAGTTGCAGCAACAAGAGTTGGCAATCAAGCAGGCCGAAGTTCAGCGCAAGTCCCAGAAAGATCAGGTAGACGCGCAGTTACGCATGGCCGAGCAGGAAAGAAAGACGCAGAAGGATGCGGTAGACGCTGCGATAGACGCGCAGCAGCTTAAGTTAGAGCGTCAGGAACTAGAACTCGAAGCGGAGAAGGATGGTATGAAACTCGCTGTCGATACTAGGGACAAGGACGACAAGATTGGTGTTGAGCTTGCCAAGATTCTTGAAGGAAGAAACCGAGGTAACTAGTGGCTAAAACCGTCTTTGACGTGCTGAAAGATAAAATCGAGGAGGATCGCTCCTCTGCAGTGGATTTTCTTGCATCGGGTGGAGCTAAAGACTTCGCTCAGTACAAGGAAGCAACAGGCTTGATTCGAGGTCTAGAGACCTGTTTGTCCCATATTAACGACCTTGCCCGAAACTTTATGGAAGATGACGATGAGTGAAGCTGTCGCTGAAGTTGAATTAACCCAAGAGGATATCGAAAACCAACTCCCTGTGCCGGTAGGCTACCGAGTTCTAGTTGCATTACCCCAAGTCGAAGAGACGTTTGGGGAATCTGGACTCGTTAAATCTGCTACTACCATTAACCAAGAACACGTTATGTCGATTATTGGACTCGTGTTAGATATGGGCGACCAAGCCTATTCTGATGAAGACCGATTCCCGACTGGTCCGTGGTGCAAACAAGGTGATTACGTCATGTTTCGTGCCAATACGGGCACTAGGTTCAAAGTTAATGGTGTAGAGTATCGTTTGATGAACGATGATTCTATTGAAGCTATTGTAGCGGACCCACGCGGTATTACACGCGCATAAGGAGTAAAAAAATGCCTTTTCAGAAAGTAGAATTTGAGTTTCCTGACGAGCAAGAGGAAAGCACCGAGATCGAGATTGAATCTTCTAGTGCTGAGACGTTGGGAGCAGAGAAAGAGGAAGTCTCTAATGAAGTCGAGTTAGAGGTTGTCGATGATGACATCCCTGCCAAGGACAAAGATGAGACTGGTCAGTTACGTAAGCCCGGAAAGCCCCCGGAAGATCTGACTGATGACGAGCTTGATGAATATTCAGATAAAGTTCAGAAGCGGATCAAAAGCCTTTCCCGAGGGTACCATGAC